AATAGTGTCATAAGCCGCTTTGCCATATTCGTCAGACAGACCAAAAAAAGTCTGCCGTCATCGGCAAACTGACCTCCTGATGTGCGGAACAACTGTTGCAGGTAAATGAAACATTTGTATTTAAATCTGGGCTTACAAACTCATAAACCTTTCTTAAGTACCGGCAATCAAGTGCAGGCAGGCTCTGTAGACAAAGCTTTATTTGAACCCTGTCTGTAATACCGTTAATAGAAACAACCATCATTTCCAACTGATGTTGTAGTTTATCTTGTGGAAGTTTGTGCTCTGCTCTTTTTTTTGCAGCTTGAACAAGATTATTTTCATCCTCTCCGGTTAAAAGCCTCAACTCAAATTGAAGTTTTGTTCTTGGAGTTGTTGTCAAGAAAGTGCTGTTGTCTGTTTCGGTAACAAGCTCTTCTGCATCCTTTTTCTCTTTGTTCTCCAAAGTTGAAAGGTCAAAAGTGTGCTCTTGTGCCGTGCCACAGCTTGAGCAGGAAACTTTTGCTGGGTACTCTGCTCCTAGTCCTGCAATTCTTGTGGCGAACAGGATGGCGTTCTTATCACCAATAAGTAAATCATCTACTCTAATTGATTTATCTACTATAACACTTTGCAGTAGTTTGTCAATGACAACTCCATTTTTAAGATAATTCTCATTCATAAGAATGTCTTCTTCTTTTGCTGTCATTACTTTTATTTCTACTTTCTCCACACCAAAGAGAGAACTCCCCTCGGGATAGTATTTGCCCCCCGAAGGTAGTTCTACAAATTCTGTTGGTGATGGAAAATTAAGAATCGAACTCGCTGCTGCCGGTGGTGTAGCACCAATCGGCTGACTTACATCAGGCTGTAAGCCAAGTCTATCTTCATTTCTCATAATACCTCTTTTTTAATTAAGTGCCAACCTTGTACTCTGCCCAATCGTATGCCATATCAACTGAAACTTCGATTAGACCCTCGTCAGAGTATCCGTGCTGACCGAAGTCGATGTTTGTGATAAAGGCGTTGGTTAGTGTCCAAGAACCAATTTGGATGCCGTTTGTATCAATCTGGCTAATAATAACATTGCCTACTGCTGTCGAGGCGTTACGCTTTGAAAGAGTTGCTAGCTGGTTAGCATTAACAGGCTTGTTAATACCGATAGCAGCAAATAGCGATGTTAAATTTTGAGCAACAGATTTTGAACCAACAACGTCGTAGATGGTAAACTGCACAGGAGACCAGCTAACCTTTCCAGGGTAGTAAAACTTGTATTGGGTGTAATCTGCCTCTAGAGTTCCTACCTCTAGCACTGGTAGCTTTGCTGACTTGATTAAAAATGAGTCAGCAATCGTACCCATGGTAACGGTGTACTGATAACTCTTTTTAGGTTCTAGTTCGGCTGAATTCCAAAAATTTGCCATTGTTTATTTATCTCCTGTTGTTACTCAAAAACTGCTGCCGAGTTTGTGATAATAAAATCTAGAGCGATGAACTCAATTGATTTTGCTGGCTTCAAGAATACCTTTGCGTAAAGGACGTTTCTATCGCGAAGCTCTGGTGTTGTTGTGCTCTCATCGAGAACAAGTTTAAACTCCTCTAGACCGAAGCCTGCCTGAATATCTTCTAGGATTGGTTCTGCCTTGGAGATGAAGTTATTCCAAGTTGCTTGTACGTTCTGCTCAAAGAGAATGTTGTTGGCGACTGCTGTGATTTGACGCTTTGTGTAAATCAAGAGACGACGAACGTTAATTCTATCTAGAGCGGAAGGTGTTGTTTGTAGCGTCTTTTGACCAAGAATTACAACGCCTTCGTTGGGGAATGTACCAATTGGGTTGATGTTTGCTTCGTAGAGGTCGTCACGGTCTTTTGAGCGAAGTCTGTCGGCTACGCCTACAACTTGCAGACCACCTGCGCCCTTTGAGAGACCACCACGGTTAAAGCCTGCTGGTGCGAACCATGGCTCTGCGTTTCTATCTGTGAAAGAGAAAGCGCCGATAGCTGCAACTGATGGTGGTAGCCATACTGTTGTGTCGCTGAAGGAGTCTTTTGCTCTTACCCAGGGGTAGAAAGCGCAACCGTAGCTTGTGTTGATAGCTCTGTTGTTAAGTGTTTTTACTGTGCTCTCAACAGAGCCAACTCTGTTTTGGAAAGTATTGGTTGTCTCTGCTGGTGGCTGGTAGCCGCCTGCTAGGTCAATGACTGCTAGGCAATCGCCACGGTCTTCAGCAAGGTCTAGAAGCTTGTCTGTTAGACCGGCTGTGGTTATGCCTGGGACAGAAACAACGTTTGTTTCAACAACTTCTGTATCCTTGAAAGTATCCATTGCAACAGTTAGTGTGTGGTATGCGTAGCTTGAGCGCTCGCTCTCGCCAGAAGTGTTCTTGTTGGCAAAGGGGTCTTTCTCGGTAATATCCATTCCGTCGAAGCCACCGAACAAGGGCATTGTGAAGCCTTTTGGTGCGGCTGTGCCAGTGAGAATAGCGTATGTACCGCTTGTGGCTGTTAGTGAAGTGCCGCTTGCCCTGGAGCCGCTGCTGTAACTTAAAACGCCACCGTTAAGAACAATGTCGTCTAGGGTAAAGATGTGGGATACCTCTGTGACGTTGCCTGCTGTGAAGGAGCTAATTCCTGAAGGTTTGCTACGCAGAATGTCTCCAATTGAATCATCAAAAGTGGTTGAACCAGAAGCTCTTGTGGTTGTCAAGCCGAAGAAGGCTGCGTTAACGCTACTCACATCACCGACCGCAGTTGTTGTGCGGAGTGGGATTCTAGGCATTCTAATTGAGATTTCGTTAGCCTCACCGAGAAGCAAGTCGCCTGAGTTGGCGCTGGCGACGGAAGGTCTTTGGTTATCTGGGAGTGAACCAGTGCCTACTGCGAATTCACCATTTGATAGTGAGGAACCAGAAAGGTTAGAAATGTTCTTGTACTTTAGTGGTCCAAAGAAGCCGTATGGTAGTAGTGTTGGGTCGCTTGCACCATCATCAATGGCTTGAGCAATCTCTACACGAACGTAGCTTGATTGGTTATCGTATTGACCATACTCGTCGTATACTCTCTTCTCGTTGTTCCACACTGTGAATCTATCACCAATTTGAGCACCAATGTAGTTTGGTGAGTTGGGGTTGAGGTTTACAGCGTTGAATCTTTCAACTTCTCTAACCTTGGCATCATTATCGTCCATTCTGCGGACAACAACGTTAAAAGTGCCGTGTTGACCGGGAGTCTTTGATGGGATGATGTTCTCTACTGAAACTTTGATGTTTCCTTGGTCGTACTCACCTGTTTTCAATCCGTGTAGCTTGAAGAGTTTTTGTGCTCTTGTGTCAAGTTCTGGGTTGAAGCCTGTTGATGTGGTGTTTAAGTCTTGGGAAATAACCCAACCTGTTTGTGAATCCACGAAACCTTGTCTAAAGTCAGCGCCGTCAAGTGAGCCAGACTTTAGTGGGATTACCATGGTGTGGGCAATGTTGCTAATTCCACCAATCTCTTCTTCAATGGCTCTCTCAAAGGTTTCACCAAGGAAGTATTCCTGAAGGTCTGCGCTAGGGGTAACTTCACTATTTGTTTTTGTGGGGTTGGTGTTTAGAACGCTGCGAATGTATTTTCTTGAAGTTCTATCAAAGTTGACAGCGGTCTCAACCAGACCTGCACCAGTAATGATTCGTACAACTATGTCGCCGCTGTCAGCTTCAATAAGGGCGCAACCACCTTGAATCTGCGTGCCATTACCGGCAAGACTGCCGCTGACGCCAACGCTTGTATTAGAGTCACAGTAAACAATTGCGCCTAGAGTACCTGTGTGGTGTCCAGAAGATTGTGAGTTAAAAACGTAAATACCGTAAGCACCACCACCGTCAGCGCTGGCGCTGTATTCAGCTAGACGCCAACCAGCTTCACCAGAGTTTGGTGTGTAGTTTGGGTCTTGGCGACCGATGAGACGCACAAAGTTTACTGTGGGGTTGTTTCTCAACCAAGCTTCGGCAGCGTATAGACCGTATGTGGCTGCACCGTAAGCTGGGTTACGGAAAGCATCAACGTTCTCGTTGCCTGCGATTGGTGGTCCAAAAACCTCTACCAACTGCTCTAGTGAGTCAACCTGTACGGGACGTAGAGCAGGACCGCGAAGCGAACGTCCAACAAGAGTTGGTCCTTCTTGAGCGGGTGGTTGGGGGAGTTGCGAGTTATCAATCTCATTGATGAACACGCCAGGGGAAACAAATTTAAACTTTTTTACTGACATTACGAAATCACTCCTCGTAGAATTTCATTAATAAATAGTAGTCAATTAAATGAAAAGGAGGCTACTCTTCTACAAATGTTTTTACGCCCTTTGCCACGGTGGCTTGGTCTCCAACTATTGTGCGCTCTTTGTTGAATTTAATGTTTACTGCATTTTGAGCGGTTTTGATAACTTTATCTTCAACGTTCTCTATTCTTGGGAAAAGAGCGCCCCTTACCTTTAGTTCAATCGTTGTTTCAAACATTCTTTCTTCTGTGTCAAGCGTCTCTGAAATTTTATCAAAAGAGAACTCTGTGGGAAGTGTTAAATAATAGCTGTGTTCTTCGTGTTTTATTTTTACTTCTCGGTAAGTTGTTGCGGTTAAAAACTTGTTGAGAATTTGGTTCATGTCGAGAAGGTAGTTCGTTCTAATCAAAACATTATAATTCGCCAAAACGGCTACAATGTTTTCTGAATAAAGAGTTTCATACACCACCTTATCGTTGTCAAACCTGCTGTTGCTCACGCCAAACTTCTTTCTTGATACAGCGTTCGCAAACTTTTGCGTTTGTACTGGCAGGATTCTTCTAGCAATAGGGTAAAAATTATTTCCAGGCGTAAAAGGAAAAGTGTCTGTGTCTCTTTGAATACTCGCTCTATAAACAGTCATTAAGGGCAGCTTTAAAGTTTCGTTATCATCTCTTAACTCTTTGTTGTTTTTTATTTGATAAGCCCTTTCTGAAGATGACCAGATAAGGGGTACTTTTTCTGCCTCACCCTGTTGGGTAGTTTGAAACTCCAGCCCGTTCAAATAGTTAAAAAGCGCTGTATCCATAGTTTCAATGGATGATTCAATAAATGGCTGTTCTTTTAATTCTGCCTTATCCATTAAACATTCCTTCTCTTGCTTTTATGCACTCTGCTAAAATTTCGTACTTTTGTCCTTCTTGACCAAACAATCTTTTGCTTCCATTTGTTTGCACAATCTCGTAATAATCTCCATCGTAATAAACAAAGTCTCCAACTCTTACAAAAAGGTTTTGGTCTTCTGTTAATCTCTTACGGTGAAAATAGACATTTATCTTTTGTCTTCTATCAAAACCAGATTTGGTTTGAAAAGTGTCTGATTGTTGTGTCTCCACTCTTGCATAAACTCTTACGGGTGGTAAAAAGTTTTTTTCTTTGCTCTCTCCGTAAATTGGATGAAAATCTGAACTATCAATGTCGATTGAGTAATAGGCTACAACCTGTCCAACCACATTTTCGATAAGTTCGGTATTAACTTGGCGAACCAAGTCTCTTTCTTTCTTGCCAACAAAGAGTGGTGGAGGTGGAGCGTCTGGTCTTGTGAATTTTGCCATTTATTTACCCCACATAGATTGCATTTGGAACGTTTTCAAAAAGTTTTTGCGAGTTCTCGACAATATTTGCGTCACTTTCAGCTAAAGCTGAGTAAGTTAG